TAACAAAGTTAACGTTAACAAATAAATATTATGTTTAAAAAGAAATTAAAAAAATACGATCTCGGGGTAGATATGTTTGGTACTAAGACGTTTTTATACGTAGGTGATATGGAAGAATTTGTTGCTGCTGCAAATAAGGAGTTTAAATGTGTAGACAATACTAGTTTAGACGTTGATGAAAACGCTGGTGCTACGACTTTCAGGTTTCGGACAAAAAAAGGTTTCATTAATGTTATTTGGTTGAGTAAGGTATGTATAAAGATGTTATCTCATGAGGTAATGCACGTGGTTCATAATGTAGCCGAATTGGCTGATATTAAACTATGTCGGGAAACAAATGAAATCTTTGCTTATCTGTACTCTCATTATTTTGTCGAGTGCTGTAAGGCTCTTAAAATTATTAGCAAGTAGAAATGAAAAAAGAACTAATATTTGTAGACAAAAAAGGAAACGTTCATACCCCAGATACTCTGGCTAAGATGACTGATGAAGAATATCTTAAATGGTTAGATGAACAATGTGGGAAAGTGGAATTCAATTTAGGATATCCAGATGACGCATTAATATATGAAGATGACAAAACAACTAATTAAATACAGTACAGAATATTATCCTTGTTGCGGACAAGATGCTGAATGGAAAAACGTAAGGGTAGAGAGATGTCAAAATATGCCCGAATATGGAATAATGCCTATGTGGAAAAAAACAATCAGTTGCCAGCATTGTCGTTATGTGTATGAAGAACAAGCAGACAACAATCCACAAAAAATAGGAATAGAAGTAATAAATAACTAACTAATATACTATGAAAACAACAATCAGCTTGGATGATTTCAGGCAAGCGTTTAGGGGCTGTAACAGGTCAGAACACTTCTATGGTGACTGTGATAGGTCAAAGCAGTTTAGCCACGAAGGACTAGGAGCATTATTCAAATACTTTGAGGGTATAGAAAAGGAAACTGGTGAAGAGATAGAACTAGATGTAATAGCTATTTGTCTCGAGTACACGGAATATAAGGATTTTAAAGAACTTCAAGAAAATTTTTATAATCTTGAAACGATTGATCGGTTAAAAGATGAGACAACAGTAATTGAGGTTAAAGGAGGTTCTTTCATAATTAAAGACTATAATTAAAGACTATGACTAAAAAGATAACGCCTAGGTCAACAGAGATAGAAATAAATGCACTTAATCCAGCGGTGTACAACCCTCGCAAGATAAGTGAACAGGAATACTCTGGGCTAATGGCTTCAATTAAGAAGTTTGGTTTAGTTGAGCCTTTGGTAGTAAACAAAGACTACACAGTTGTAGGAGGTCATCAACGCTTAAAGGTATGCAAGGACTTAGGTTTTGAAAAAGTTCCATGCTTTATGGTGGACTTAGACAAGAAAGACGAAAAGAAACTAAACGTAGTGTTAAACAACCCTCATATACAAGGAAACTATGACAAGAAGTTATTACTTGAGATATTAGAAGACTTAAAGGTAGACGAAGACTATGAAGAGTTACAGCTTGATAAGCTCAGTCCTCTTGATTTGGAGACAGAGGAAGATAATGTTCCTGAACCTGAAAAAGAAATATCTCGTTTAGGTGACTTGTGGGAACTTAATGGACATAGATTATTATGCGGTGATAGTACAAAAGAAGATCACGTGAAAACGTTATTAAACGGCGCAGAGCCTTATTTGATGATTACAGATCCTCCTTATGGGGTAGAGTATGATGCTGATTGGAGAAACAGAGTACAAAGAGAAGACGGCAGTTTTGTTGGTGGATTAGCAGTTGGCAAAGTCTCAAATGATGATAATGCAGATTGGACGAAGGCATGGGAGCTATCTCCGTCAAAAGTTGCATATGTATATCATGCAGGACTATATTCTGCGGTTGTGTGTAAGTCTCTGCAAAATGCAGATTTTGAAACGAGGAGCCAAATAATATGGGCAAAAACCAATTTTCCAATATCTAGGGGACATTATCACTGGAAGCATGAGCCTTGTTGGTATGCTATAAAGAAAGGCGCTACTGCAAAATGGAAAGGAGATAGAAAGCAAACCACTATATGGGAAATAGATAAACCTCAAAGAAGTGAAACAGGTCATTCTACACAGAAACCTATTGAATGTATGGCAAAACCTATAAAGAATCATGAGGGCGATGTCTATGATCCATTTCTTGGCTCAGGTTCAACCCTAATTGCATGTGAGCAACTAAATCGTGTATGCTATGGAATGGAGCTTGATCCTAAGTATTGTGATGTTGTAGTTCAGAGATGGGGTCAATACATGACAAAGAAAAACAAACCATTTGAAATTAAAAGAAACGGAGAACCATTTAACATGTAATTTATGCCTAACAATAAACAAAGACCTAAAAGTCAACGTGGTAAACCATGGGATAAGGAAAAAGTGGTCGAGCTTCTCAAACCCTATTTCCAGAGGGGTAATTCAGTAAGAGAAGCTTGTTTGTGTGCTGGCATCCCACATTCAACTTTTGAAACATGGTTGGGAAAAGACAATGAGCTTCGGGCAAAAATAGGCATTTGGCAAAATGAAATGTCTGAGAAGGCTAGGGACAATTGGAGGGATAAAATAGTTGCTGGTGATTACCCTGCGTCTAAAGACTGGTTAGAGCGCAAAAAGAAAAAAGAGTTTTCTCTTAGATATGAAACTACAGGAAAAGACGGAGAACCTTTACAGGTAGATTTAAATACAATACTACATCAAGATGACATCACAAAACCAATTGACGAAGGAGGTAGCGATAACCTTTAACGACAACTGCAATAAAGACCATACATATTTCGCTAGGAATATTCTTAATTCAAACTGCTGGGATATGCAAAACGATATTAAGAAAGCTCTAAGAGATTATGATAACGTAGCAGTACAAAGCTCTCATGGTATTGGCAAAACATACCTTGCAGCGGATGTGGTGATTGAGTTCTTATTTAGGCATCCTGACTCTTATGTAATAACCACCGCAACTACAGCAGCTCAGGTAAGGAATATACTATGGGCAGAGATAAATGAAAAGTATAAAAGCAATAAGGCACAACTGGACTTCATACAAGGTGGTTCTAGGATATTGATGACAGAGCTTATTATTGGCGATAAATGGAAAGCAATAGGATTATCTCCTCGTAAGGATACAGGGCAAGATGTAGCTACTTCTATACAGGGATACCATAACGAGAATCTAATGGTAGTAATAGACGAAGCAGGAGGAGTAGAACAAGCTATTTGGGATGCCATAAAAGGGCTTTTAACCTCAAAAAACTGTAAACTACTGGCGATTGGTAATCCGACACACGTGGGAACTGAATTCTATCGTATCTGCACAAAAAAGCCTAAAGGCTGGAAGGTGTTCGGAATTAGCACTTTGAATACTCCTAACGTCAAGGCATACGGAGATTATAAACCAACTAAAGAAGAATGCTCGCGACTTGTGCGAGATTACGAAAATGATCCAGACAGAGAAGTGCCATTCCCTAAACTTGTGACTACTAAGTGGTTTGTGAGCTGTTGGTATGAATGGGGATATGATAATCCACTATTCCAATCCAGGGTACTGGGAAGATTCCCTGAAAAATCAGAAGACAGTGTATTCAGCGCTACTGACCTAGAGAATGCGATACAATTAGATTTCAGCGATGTAAGAATAAATGGAGTTAAATGTTTGGGTGTAGATGTCGCGAGATTCGGAGATGATAAGACTGTATTTACTGTAATGACAGGGGGCACTGACTTAGCAACCAATGAATATAAAGGCGAAGTGGAATACATTGAGGCTGTACAAGGCAAAGATACAGTTGAGGTTCATAATAAAGCATTGAGTCTATACAATGAATACAATTGTGAATGCGTGACTGTAGATGATACTGGGGTAGGTGGAGGTGTTACAGATATGCTAAGACGCGACGATTTAAACGTGGCAGCTTTCATTGCAGCAGAGAAGCCAATGAACGATACCAATTACAGAAACTTAAAAGCTGAGATGTACTTTGATATGTCAAAGCAATTCAGCAAGGATAGGATTAAGATGCCAGAGCATAATCAATTAAAGGCTGATTTATTAAATATAAGATACGAGATAGACCTACAGGGGAAATTAATAATCGTTAGCAAAGAGAAGATGAAGAAAGCTGGGATAAACTCTCCTGACTTTGGTGAGTCGTTGATGATAGCATATTATGGAACTCGATATAAAAGTTCTAACTTAACGATTGACGACATTATGCCAGATAGAGGAAGGGGAATGTTTGACTATCCTGAAATGTAATGATACAGTAAAAATACTGACTTGGGTAGTTTAAGGCAAAACATCTTGAGTGATCAAGAAGATCTCTGTGTCGAATCGGAGCCCGAGAGCCATTTACTATTGCATTTATCTGAACAATCATTTATATTTAATCTAAGTAATGCAAATACTATGCAAGTACTAACACAAGATACGGACGTAACAGTTCAATTAGATGATTTTAATAACAGTTCTCAAAATAATGTTTATATATCTTTCTACGATTTTCTTATGGGTTCTGACAGCAGCGACGATTATTACTGCGATTGTAGATCTTGTGATTGCTTAAATTATGATGTACCCTTTTGGATGGAAGGTACTTATTGCTAATAATAAATATGGGAATACTAAATTATTTCTTTAAAGAAAATAAACCGACAATTAAAGACGCATTCAAGGAGATAGGTTCTGCTGGAACTGAACTGTTCAGTGGTATTATTTCAGAAGACTATCTTGCTACTCTACAAGGACAACAAGGAATTGAATTGTGGGATAAGATGCGTAAGTCTGACGGTACTATTCACGGGATTATACAGGCGGTTAAATTGCCATTATTATCTGCACAATGGTTTATTGAGCCAGCAAGTGATGACAAGAAAGACATAGAAGCTGCTGAGTTCATCGAGAACGCGTTATTTGACGATAGGGATACTTCATGGCAACAATTCTTAAATGAGGCCTTAGAATTCACTACATTCGGTTATTACTACTTTGAGAAGGTGTTTAAGATGAGAGAAGATGGATTAATCGGATGGAAGAAGTTTGCTCCTAGGATTCCAAAAGCTCACAACATATGGGAAATGGAAAATGGTAAGCCAGGAATACAACAGCAGATTAAAGGAGATCCAACTAATAAGACTAAAGACTTTGCTCCAAGCATTCCTTGGGAGAAGCTTATATATTTTGTATATCAGAAAGAGGGAGATAATTTTGAGGGAATATCAGCGCTGCGATCATTAAGGGCTTTATGGTTGTTTAAGCAAAAAGCTCTCAATGTGCAAATTGTAAATTTTGAGAGATTTGGAGTTGGGTTCTTAGACATTGAGCTTGAAAACATGAATGCTAAA